ACCTCCTTGGGGATCTTTCCCCAATACCGTTTGTCATATTTCCTCCTAACGTTCAACTGCTTTGTGATTTCAGTGGTGACGTCCTCCACGGGGAGGCCGTCTGTCCACGACATGTGAATTCGTTTAGGCAATGCCCTGGTTATCGCATCACCTGCGTCTGGATCTGTTGGCATGAAAATGCGGATAGATCTTAACCCGTGATTTAACCAGTGCATTACCTTCGATATCGCACGTGGATCGACGGTCTCCCCGGGGAGGCCGCTGCCGCCGAGTTCGAAAGGCAGGTTGTCCGTTAAGTTGAGCTCACGCGCGGTTTGCCTAAGTGTGTAGTCAGTGTGACGTGCCATGCACGCGAATTTCTTGGCGTGTTCTCGGTTCTCCATCAACCCTTGGTATGTGCCGACTTTGGTTGGCGTGTATCCGAGAATGTTTTTGGCACCGGTCACTTCACTGATTTTCAGTGTGTGGTGCGACGATGCGCGTACCTCTTTGTCATCTGAGCTATCTACCGCGACAAAGTCCTCACAGAACACACCTCCCGTCCCGTAGAAACATTTAGTCTTGTTGAGTACGAGACCAAACCTCTTTATCCACCACTCGTAGGCTTCTGCTTGCGATGGTGTGTAAAGAGCGATGAGATCGTCTCCACATAACTTCATGTTTCTGCCGACATTGGAGGCTGTGTTCTCACAGGCCTTTTCATGGCAGAATGCGTTGATAGCACAGAGGCACGCCCACGTGCCACTGAGACCCATATGGGCTCCCCGCGTTGTCTCCTTCCTCTCACAGTGTTCTAACATAATTTGCGGGCCATGGATCCACAACATACACTCCTCCTCCTCTCTCGTCCACCGCTGGCCCTTTGCTGCTCCTCGGAGAAAAGCAGCCATTACCCGATGTAAGATGTAGTCTGAGGCACTGGAAAGGTCCGCGCTGTATAGGAGCGATCGACGATCCCCTATCAGCTCGAACTGTACATGAGAAAGGGCTTCTCTTGTGTACCCTTTCCGGTGCAAAGTCTGCAACAAACGTTGGTTTAATGTCCGGGCCACGTGGCTGTTAGCGGCCGGATGAAGCGATGCGACTCTCAGCTTTCCTGCAAGTTCTTTGATCACCGCCGTCTTTATTTCCGGTGTATTGCTTCTGTATACCATTCTTATGGCGTGCAGAAACATGTCTACCGGATCTATTGGGCCTGTGATCTTGTCTTTCAGGAGGGCCGCGATTCTAATCGTTTCCTCCGGGTCTAACAAAAACCGCTCTAACGCCTCACGCTCCGCGCGTTCGTTCTCCGCTGTCGCCCATGGTGTGCTCGGATTGTGGTTCGGCAGCTCTACCACAATCGGAACATCCCGTACAGCCTGTTGCCTGTAAGACTGTACTAAAGCTCG